AAGATTATCATAAGAATTTTTTAATATAATACTTTTTAATTCTTGTTGTTTATACCCATGCATTATCATTTCATTTATATCTTTTTCTATGATGTTTTTAGGCCAGATGCATATCTTATATCCTTCCTTTACAATTTGCAACATAATTTCTGTAACTTGTTTGTTTCTTGGTTCATTATCAAGAACAAATATTAAATTCTTTTTTTGTAACTCTTCTGGTATTTCTCTCCAATTTGACATACCAAGAGTGGCGACAGAATTTGGAATAAACATAGAATCTATCGGACCCTCTGTAACAAAAACAGTATCGTCTGTTATATCTTTTTGTCCGAACCAAATTCTTTGATTTGTAACCTTTTTAGTTATGTATTTGATAGGAGAAAAATGTATAGATCTTCCCTGAAATGCATGAAGATTGTTTTGTGTATCATATACAGGAATAACAATCCTCTCGTCTTTTTTAATTGAATTTGATTCTATTAAATTATTGAATTTTTCAGAATACAACAATACATCAAAATATTTCTTTGGTATTCTTCTTTTTCTAGCATATTCATATGCAGGATGATCATTTTCCAAAGAAGATAATGTCGGCAATCCTGATAGAATATTTTTATTTAACTTTTTCTCAGTTTCAAAACTTATTTCTATCGTTGGCTTCTTGTAATTACTATTACCATTTTGTCCATCTTTCCATCGTTGGATTGCATATTCTTTACATAGATTAGGATCTAATTTTTCTAAGAAGTTATAAAGATTTACACTGACTCCGCAATTATGACATTTATAGAAAAAGTTATTCTTTTTTCTATAAAAATACCCTCTAGCTTTAATTTTGTTTTTAGAAGAATCACCACAAAAACAACACCTACAATTGGCAAGATCGTTCTTCTTCCATTTAAAACGATCAAGACGGCTTGCAGCTATGTTTATGAATTGCCTGTCTATATAGTCAGTCATTTGATTCTTTGGTTAGATATTCTTTATATAATTTAGTCACAAGAGCCTCAAATGTCTCAGGGTCCATTGGAATATTCTTTGACTTTATTTCTTTCTTTGCTTTGATGTATAGTTCTTTTTTTCTCTCTTCTGAAATTTCAATCATTATTGGTTTCCGCTTGAGAATCAAGAAATGCCTTTTTTGCCCATTCTTCCCATTCTTGTAAATCATCATCACGAATCACAGGAATTTCAGAGAACTTAAAATACCAAGGTTCGTTCTTATTCTTCTCAATTGCCCAATCTGCATTTTTTTCTTGACTCATGAAAAATCCTTTCTAAAAGAAAACTTCTTACTAAAACTGGTTAGACCGTCTAACCCAATGTCATCATCAGAACCTGTACTGATAAGCCCTGCTTGTTCGGACTCATCAACATCAAATAGTTTCATTTTTCCTCTGTTGATACCAATAACAAACTTTCTGTTTGTTGATAAATCGCTGTATCTATTTTTCAATTGTTTTACCATTATTTGATTTTTTTCATCAAGTTCATCAGACCCGATCAAAGCAAACATAAAATCTACAGTTGCAGGCAATCCAAAACTTTCGGAGGTATTTTCAAGTCCCATGTCACTATTATTGTAGCCCTGTCGATTTGTTTGTGTGGCAGTGAAAATAGGAACTTTATATTCAATTGCAAGTCCTCGCAGTTCCTCTGCGATTCCTTTAATATAGGTGTACATATTTACATTTGCAGATTTAAATCTAGAAGAAGCACATATGTTCAGATAATCAATAAAAATAACATCAGGAACAAATTTAAGTTTCAATTTTAATTCATGCAGTAGATGTCGAAAATGATTAGCATGTGCAGAACCTGTAGGATATTCTTTGATAATTAATTTACCAGATACCCCCTGGGTAGATTGAAATAATTTCTTTGCATAAACATTTTTCGGCAATTCTTTTAACTCGTCTATGGTAAGATCCATAATATTTGCATCAATTCTCTCTGCAATTCTTTCCTCTGCCATTTCACAGGTAATATACAATACATTCTTATTTTGTAGTAAACAATTAGATGCATGATGGCACAGAAACAGAGACTTGCCGACACCTGTTCCTGCAATCACACAATTTAATGTTTTTGGTGTTACCCCGCCATTTGTAATAGAATTGAAATAGTCTAGGTCAAATGGTATCTTGTATTCTACCTTCTGATAAAAATCATATCTCTTTTCAGCATCTTTAATATAATCATGTCCGATATTTGTATCAAACGATACAGATAAAGCTTCTGATAGAATACTTGGTAAAGAATCTGGAGTCTTTTCCCTGTCTTTTCCCTCAATGATATGAATAGATTCTAGAACAGCATTGTAAATCGATTTATCTTTACAAAACTTTTCTGTTTCATCTATTAGCCAATCATCATTGATGCAAGGGGAAAATTCCAAATCTTTTATATAAGAAATACAAGATTCGTATTGTTGTTGGGTTAGCGACTTGTTATTTGATAAACCAACAAGTAATGTATCTTTCGATGGTAATTTATTATATTTAATAATATTTTTAAGTACTAATTTTAAAATCTCTTTTTCGGTTGTATCATGAAAATACTCTTCCTTTATGAAAGGAAGAACTTTTCTTGAGTATTCCTCATTTACACATAGATTCTCTATAATAAGAGATTCAATTGTTTTCGCTGATGTCAATTTCTACCTCTTGGTTATCACTTCCGTACATAAATTCTTTTTTAGCAGCTTCTTCGATTTTATCCAGCATTTCCTTTGTGAAATATTTTTCTGGATTTTCATTGATGTTTTTTTCCCATACGGTGCTGCCGTCAGGCAACTCTATGCGGGTAGACACCTTGCGCAGTATACCATGTTTCAGACAGAGGTCAACCAATCCATAATATCTATCTAAACCAGAATCATATCTGAGGAGAACATCTACCATTTTATTTTCTTTTGTAAATCTGCCTTTGAAAAGTTTACAGTGTACTATGTTACCAACAACCTCATTGCCCACTTTTTCTTTCTTCTTTGAAAGATAAACAATAATACTTGCCGCATATTTTAGACCACCCCCACCACCCATTTCTTTCATGGGAACATATGCTCCTACAACATCATAGGTGTGGTTTGTAATAATCATAGGAATCTTTGCTTTTCCTAATTTTATAGTTAAAACTCTAAAAATTGATTTTACAACTTGTGCTCGAGTCATATCTCGAACATTCTTTCCTTCACTTGTATCACCCATTTCTTTCTCTGTTGACAACATACCTAAAGAATCAAGAACAAGCATCATTGGCTTTCTTTCTGCTTCTGGCATTTCCATATATTTGTCAACAACAGAAATAACTTGTCTTCTAAATTCTTCTACAGTAGCTACAGGAAATACTGCTACCCTTGAGGGATCTATTCCTCTGCTTCTGAACATTTCGCTTGTGACTGCTTGTTCTGTGTCGAAATATAAAACAACAGATCCTTCTCTCTCTTCTAGGAAACTTCTTACAATTCCTATACTGAAATAAGTTTTCCCTGTAGCAGATTCCCCTGCAAGAGCAATAATTTTATTGTCAGGGATACCACCGTAAATACTACCAGAAAGAAGACCATTAAAGATATAACTACCAGAATCAACATAATCCTTTACATCACTAGCATCCAATCCATCCTCAACAATAGACGCAAATTCGTTACCAGAACTCTTTATCACTTTTTTCAAAAAATCCATAATATCTCCTATACAAATAATTGTTCTAATGTAGATGTTCTTTCCATATTCCAATTAATACATTCTGCAATCCCCTTCAACGGATCAACAAAACTTTTTTGGAATTGCATTTCATAATCTATAGAATTATGTAGACCCAATTCTTCAGGAAGACGGATAGAAAAAGAAATAACTTTTGCACCTACTGTGTTTGGTTCCTTTAAGTAAACAAACTTTACCTTTTCCCCGTCTTTAATAGTAGAATATTTTTTAAATAGTTTCTTATTTTTTAATGCATGATTGTATATCAATGCTCCCTTTACTGCAATAGGTGTTGATTTTTTATAAATCTTGACAGGATCAAAATACTTATTGACATCATTGCAAGATCTAGGAAAAGATATGTCCTCAACAGGCATAGAGAAAAATTCTTTCTTGAAATTCTCAACATAAGATATGAGTGAATCTTCATCTTTATTGAGTATAAGAGAAATACACTCTTTCAGTGCTTTTCTCACTGGTTGTGGAGTAGAAGACCTAACAACCTCGATGCCCATGATCTTGATATCAGGCTCGTCAAGAAGAATATTATCTTCTCCCATAAAGATATTCAACATATATCTTTTCTTTGCAGTCCAGACACCCTTGTTTGCAATTCCTTCTCTTTTCATGTTTAGAGTTTGAACTGGACAATTTAGATATTCTTTAAGTTCATCATATTGTTTCTGTATAAAAGAAACAATTATATCATTACAAAAATTATTTAATTTTGTTGTGACTAATTGTTTATCATGTGATATTGATGACATGAATTTCTTTACAACTTGATCTAAACAAATATAAACAGAATCTGTATCAGAAGCAATAATGTAATCTTGATTTTTTGTGTTTAGTGTTTTGTTCAAGTAAACATTCAATCTTCTTTCGATCCAACGAATGACCAATTGACCAGAGAGGGTGATTGCTTCTGCAAGATCAATATCAAAGTGTCTAAAATATTGATTACCAACAGTTCCGAATGCCGAATTCAGATTGATCTTTCTTACCAATTGATAATTGTGATATTTTACAACATCAAGTTCTAATTGCCTTTTTTCTTTATCTGTAAGACTATCCTTTTCTTCTTTTAGTCTAGCCTTACATTCAAGCATCTTATTCTTATACATCTTTCTTTCTTTGTACATCTTTTCCATGAGTTCAGAAAGAAATCCTTGTCGTGTCGTGTCAAAGAAAATACCATTCGCACTCATACACGAATTTCTCTTTGCTCCTGCATCTATGAGCGACTTGACATTATCTTTTTTATTTAAAATATCATCCACTGTAAACTTTTGTTTTGCGTGGAAATGTTTCTTTGTCTCGGGAGAAATATTGAATAATTGAATGAGAGAAGGATACAGAGAATCCAAATCGAAACTCACAATCCAATTATGCATACCAACTATCGGATCTTTGACATATGCTCCTGTGAATTGTGCATTCTTAGAACTTTCTTTAATTCTTCTTTGTGGAATTACAATTTTTTTATTGTAAAGATGATAATAAATAATACAATCCCACATTCTAACTTGAGAAAACACATCAGAAAAATTCACTTTTGATGAATATGCCAGATCTACTGCTAATTGTAGAAGTTTAAGTTTGTTTTCTAATTTTTCAACAAGAAGAACATCTTGATGATTGTATTCAATGAACTTGGAAAAGTCTTTTTTATAGAGATCTTGAATAGTATCAAATCCATCAAAAGAGGCTTTCTTTTCTCCAAGCTCAACAAATCCGATATGATCCAACTTGTATGTTTCTCTGTTTACGAATGTAAATTTTTTGTATAGATCATAGTAATCAAGAGTAGAAATACCACATAATTCATATGTGATATTTTCTTTATTCATGATCACTACTTTGCGTGATTTTATATACTTCCAAGGAGACAGATCGCTTGCAGCATCTGGTCCCATAATATTATTGATTCTATGGACAAGATATGGAATATCAAAGAAATTGATATTCCATCCTGTGATTATATCAAAATCTTTTTCATTCCACCATTTGATAAAATCATAAAACAAAGATTTTTCTGACATATGAACAGAAACAAAATGTCGTTCGTTTACTGGCTTTGCCTCTTCTGTACAAAAAGTAAATGCATCATACTTCCCGTCAAACTTGGTTTTAATTGTTATCGCATTTACTTTTTGATCTGCTTGGTCTACAGAAGGAAATCCGTTTTCACATTCTGTTTCAATATCGATATAAGCAACATTTAGATCTTCCAACCTTGGGTGGCAAGAGTCTTGTGTCTCCAGATAATTGTAAATATAATTATCATTTCCATACAGTGTTACACCACTAACATCACTATAATCTTTTAGAAAATCTCTACAATCATTGATACAATCAAAAACTACCGGCTGTAAAGATTTCCCATCTAATGATTTCCACTCCGAGTCCTTTCTTGACTCGGTAAATAGTGTTGGTTTGTGGTTTATGGCTTCATGAATTCTCTCGTTGTTTACGTCATAACCTCTGTAAAGAATTTTGTTTCCTCTACATAAGACATTTGTATATGTTCTTTGCATATTATTCCGCTAAATATTGCGATGATGAAACCGTGTACTCAACCCTATTTGGAGATTCTTTTTGTTGGGTGAATCCATATAATAACACACAGTAGTTGATGATGTCAACTATTGCGTCCTTATAACTTTCGTTTTCTACTTGTAACTTACCACAAGAAACGAAGGTAGAAAGTCTTGAGAGTTTATCCACTATACGAACCAACATGCCCTGTTCAGTTGCACATATTCCCATTGCTTCACATCTTTCAAAATTAGCAAACGGTTGGACTCCCTCATTACCAGCATAATCATGGTTCTTTCTTTTCATTAAATTCAATGCTTCTTTACACAATTCTTCATGTAACTTTAAAAGTTCTTCACGATTCATAATTAAACTCCTGTTGAACCAAATCCACCATCTCTATCTGTGGTTTTTCCTGGTTTATTTTTTGTTTGTTGTAAAGTTATCTCATCCAATTCATGAATATTTACGACTAGTTCTGCTTGTGCTATTCTGTCTTTATTGTAAATTCTTTGTTGTATGTCTGTCATATTTATGAGACAAACATAAAGTTGTTTGTTATAATCACAATCAATTATACCTTCTTGGTTTGCTAAAACAAGACCTTTTTTAATAGAAAGTCCTGATCGAGAGTGGAGTCTAAGAGAGTATATACATTCAAAAGAAAAAATCAAACCAGTAGGAACAAGTATTCTTTCAAAACTTGATATTTTTATAAAAGTATTTTCTTTTGTTTCATCTAAATGTATATCTTTTTGTATAATATTATTTTGTTTTGAATATGATAAAACCTGCTCTTTTTCTGAAATTAGAGCAGGAATATCAAAACAGGCTGAATTTTTTGTTTGTAATTTTGGTATTTCAATTTCATCATATAATTTATAAACATTTATCACATTCATATTTTATTATCCATTTGTAGTGCTAGAGTCTGTTCCTGTATCAGTATTTACTGGTGGTACTACTTGTTCAATAGTACTTAAAAGAGCAGCAGCAGCACTTAGTTGTTCTGCTTTGCTAATGATACCAGAAATCAAAAGATCGTCTAGTTCTGTTCTTCCCTTTTGTTGGAAGATAGTCATCAATCTGTTGATTCTAACTTCTATGTTATTTAATTCTTTCAATAAACTTAAATACTGCTCAATGGTTTCCATTTTTATCTCCTAATTTATTAATTTGATCCTTCAGATCCAGCAACATATTCTATCTGAATTGTTAGGTCTTCCGGTGTTGTTCCCGAAGAAAGTGTTCCTGGATTAAATAATAGTTTATCACCAACTCCTATTTCTTTGTATGTAGAATTTAAACTTGTCGTTGTTCCCTCTGTAGTGCTTACAGAAAAAGTTACAATATCATTTGTTGTCCCACTACTTGTTCTTTTTAGTTTTGCATCTGTACATGTTCCAGCACCTAAAAGATATCTAACTCTTGTTAATGTCATTTTCTTAGTTGCGTTAAGAATGAGATATGTATCCTCTGCTTCTGGTGCAGCATCTGAATACATCAGAATGTCTGTGCCGCCTGCTAATAAAACGGTATCAGAGTTGCCCAAACCAGAAGTAGAATTACCCTTTACACCAAATAATCTATTTGTAGTAGGAACATAATATAACTCTGTAAATTGCAATCCTTGTGATGTTGGAGGACCAGCAAGAGAACCAGAATCACCATTTAATTCGATGACAGATACTGTGCCATCTACAGTGGAATTCCACTCTAATCCTGTCGATGTAGATTGTAAAAATTGACCATCTGCACTTGCAGTTATTTCTGATAAATCCCCAGCAGTTGTTGCATTTCTTCCCAAGATTCCTCTTCCTGCAACATCTTCAATTTTCGCAACAGTAACAGAATTATTTGAAATACTACTTGTTATTATTTGACCAAAACCTAATACAGGTTCATCTATATCGTTTCTTCTTAAAACATAACCGTTTGCTCCTGAATGATTACTTAATGTGATTTCTCCTATATCACCAGAAGTTAAACTAGTTCTCCCTAAAATACTATAATTGCTAGTAGAACCAATGTTTTGTATTTTTGCAAAAGATACAGCATCATTTGCTATAGTCAAAACTCCTGAATTGCTTAATGTTGCATCACCTGACAATGGTACTGCTGCTGCTACATTTAAATTAGAACCAACATAAATTCGTCCTACTGTTAATGAAGTGCCAACTGGAGTTCTTGCGTTACTCAATCTTGAATCATTTCCTACACAAAATGTATTTGCTGATGTTCCGAACGAACCAGTAGTAACAACACCAGAGGTTGTTGTGATCAACGGCAAATTAGCAGTAGAGCCTATTGCACCTGCATTTGTGATATTTCCGTGTGAATGGCTTGTTGCAGCGGCACCAATATCAGCAAGGGACCAAGAATATGCTGCAGAACCATTTACAGATCTTGTAGTTGATCCTATTGTAATGTTTCTTGCTGTTCCCCAATTTGCTGTAGTAATTGAGGAAGAACCATTAAATGATGTGCCATTAATATTTCTTGCTGTTGCCAAAGTAGTAGCAGTTCCGGCATTACCAGAAATACTACCAGTTATCGTATTGGAAAAGGTTTTTGTCCCTGTAATCGTCTGAGTTGTATCAAGTGTTGTAAACTTACCAGAACCACCAATTGCAACTTGATTGTTGCTTCCTTTTCCTATCCATAAAGTATCATTTGATGCAGCAAAAGACAACTCTCCCTGAGCAGAGTTGGCTTTTCCTGTGCTTGCTGAAGCACCATATGCTGTTTTAATTGTATTCGCCATATTTTCCTTTCAAACTTACACTTTATATATCACAAATCGAAAATATGGATTATTAGAAAGTACCCCCATCTATAGTCGATGACGATGTAAGAACTGTCGAATCTATGGAAAAGGTAGTTCCTGTTAAATTCAATCCAGTTCCTGCACTATAGGTTGTGTTTGTGTCTGTTGCATTTAAAGTAGTACCACTAATAGTTAAATTAGAACCAAGAGTTAACCATTCAGTAGAACCTTCAGAATTATCCCAAAATATGACTCTATCGGCACCTGGATTTGATAGATTTTGAATACCAAGATGACTCAAACTGATTGTATGGGAGATATCTTCACCTGTAGTAGCACCTGTACTTGATAATCCAGTTCCTGCAGTAATAGTTCCGACATAGTTACCAGTTGTATTTGTTCCTAATTCAACACTATTAGCTGCAACAGTTGCAGTTAAAGTAACATTTGCAGAACCATCAATGCTAACATTACCTGTTAAATCTCCACCT